CTTCATCTGGAATCGCGCCCCTGAGATTTACGACCTCGCAGCGGTTCGGCTCGATGAATTGACGCAATGCAAGCGGCTCGGCATCGAAATGATTGGCGATCAATTGCCGATCATGCTTGGTAAGTTGCCGGTTCTTCATGGGCACGAATTAGGCAAATCGATTTTTAGTCCAGTCAACCCGGCTAGAGGGGCGTTCCTTCGGACGCATCACACCGTCTTGGTAGGGCATAGCCATCAGACCAGCGGACATGCCGATACCGATATGTTTCACAGCGAAACATTCGTTTGGTCGACGGGTTGCCTTTGCGATTTGACCCCTACTTATGCGCGGGTAAATCGTTGGAATCACGGTATGGCATTCGTCGAGGTTGCCAACGATGGCTCTTTCAATGTTGCGAATTTCCGTATCAACAAGCAGGGCGATATAAGGGGTGCGTAGTGAAAGCCATAATCCGCAAGCAAACCTGGACCATCCGAGACGATACGAGGCCGGACGAATTCGGCTATTGCGACCTTGAAGGGGACCGAGGCCAGCCTAAAACGATCGGCATTCGCTCAGGACTAGATGAGGGGCAAGACCTCGATACAACGCTTCACGAATGCTTGCACGCAGCTATGCCGGACCTTTCCGAAGATGCGGTGACGGAGATAGCTAGCGACCTAGCAAGAGTGCTTTTGGCTAGAGGATTCGGGCGATCCTAGCCACCTAGCCAAAAAAACCACAATCTTTTTTCTCTGCGTTTTCATTGGCGAAACGCATGTTTCTGTAAAAACTTCGATATCTTTTTGGATAAAGGTGTTGATCTTTATTCGGGGTGGCGATAATATACATACGTCGGCAACAACGCTGACGCAAACCACTAACCGGAGACGATGAAGATGACGACCAAGACGCACGAAGAAACGATTGAGAGCCATGTTGATTCAAACGTATTGATTGCGATCGATCAATCAGAGTCTTACGGCGGGCTTCGCGGGGCGTTTGATGCCTTTCGTCAAAACACAATCGATTCGTGTATCGAGGACGGATACGACGCAGACGAATCGCTCGACGCGGGAAGCTTTTTTTGCGTCAAATTCAACAAGGCTGCTGGCACGGATTTTTAATCATGGATTGGACCGTATTAGACAAAGCAGGTCGAGTTTACATTGCCTTTTCCGAGTCCGATGCCTTTTTTGTGCGCGACTCGGTAGGCGGGTCGATTTATTTCCAAGGTAGTTTTTACGCCTAGCCCACTAACCAGCCACTAACGGCGAGACCCTTCGGGGTCTTTTTACTCACACTTTTTCGGAGACGATACGATGGCAACAGCAACATACAAGCGAACTTGGACAACCTTGGCAATCGTTGGCTATACCGGCAGCGTGGCCGAAAGCTACGCCAAGGAGAATCGGGCGGCTCACGGCGGCGTTTGTCTTTTGCAGATCCGCAAGGTTAAAAACGGTCTCGATGGCTTGATGGCTCGGCGCGTCAACAGCAATGGCACCCACCAGGAAATCGGCAAGCCTTTTCTGATCGACGACGTAACGCTTGCCCGATGGCACAAAATCGCCAAGGCAGCACGCTAGCCCTTTGCCGGGATGGGCTCCGGTTTACTAACACCTTTTGGAGGCGATGAACGATGAACGCAACAGCACAAAACAACGACGTAGAATTGACGATCCGATGCAAGGCATTTAGCGGCGATAGTGTCCGCGAAAACAAGGTGCTGGTCGAGCCTGGGCGTAACGGTGCGGTCCTGGTTTGGGACAGCGTAGCGGGCCACTACACTTCCTGCCATATCCTTACGATCAGGACGCAAGCGAAGATCCGCAGCCAAGCGATTGGCCTTTGGGGCTTTCGTCACTTCCACGGCAAGTAGCCCCATGAAGCCCTGCACCAAATGCCACCAACCCAAGCCCCTCTGGGAGTTCCGCAAATCCAACCGGACTCGCGACGGGCTAGACACTCAATGCCGAGACTGCCGGAAGGCGAAAGCTAAGACGGCAGAGGCACGAAACAACCCATCGACGCGGGCTAATTGGGCTCGCGGGACGATGGCAAACTTACACTTAACTGAGAGGGATTATTGATGCCGAAGAAAACAAACGCGGAGCTGGTCGAAGATATCCGCCGAGCCGGACAGGCGATCGACCAAAATTGGCCCGATGCCTTTCCTGTTGGCGGAAATGCTAATCTTGGCGGGTTGCGAATGATCGAGAGCCATGCCAACGCACTGGCGATCTACTGCAAGCTACTTCGGCAGCGGCTTGAAGCGCAAGACCCGGCAATCCAACACTTGAGAGCAACACTAACCGAGGGCGAATAATGAGCAATCAAATACCGGGCGTACCGGAGGGGTGGGAGCTGGTGGGATTCAGAAAGCCAAACCAAGGCGATTTTGTGATTAATTGGGTTGGCAAGATAGAGCGTTGGAACAACTGCGAATCTGCCTATGTTTTCCCCCTCATCCGCAAGATCGAGAAGCCAGCACGATATCGACAGTTTGCGAATGCGGAAGAGTTCAAGCCGCATCGGGACAGGTGGTGGAGATTCAAGGATACTCCGGAAGGACTTGCGTTCCCTCATTCTCCATATAACGACAAGGGTCCCTCCGGTTGCACTTGGCAACAGGCTTTCAACGGTCGAGTTTTTGACGACGGAACCCCCTTTGGAGTTCGCATCAATGAATAACCAAACCGTCAACGTAAACACAACGCAACCAGCCGATTGGGCTGAATTCATTCGCAATGCGGCATCCGTCGAGGGTATTGAGCTTTCGGCGTTCTATGGTTTCGCGGCGGTCGATCGGGCCATTAGGGTGCTAGGGCTCGATGCAGTCGACACTTGGAAGCACCTCAGCGAACGAAAGCGAGGGCGTCCGGTCCAATACGACCCTGCGAAAGCTCCAGCAGTGAAGCGAAAGCGAGGTGGGCCAAATGGATGAGTTCTACCTGTTGGTCGTGGCTCGGCGTAAGCAGCGAAAGCGGACCAAGGCACCTAACGGGAGATGGCTGAAACAAAAGCCGAAAGACCGGACTCGGATAACGCGGGTAGCGAAATGCACGTTCCGTTACGATTGCTTTTCTGACGACGGGTTTACAGTGGGCCGGTGGTGGAAGATCGAGGTATTTGATAACCCGATCGCCCACATGCTTGACTTGGTTTTTGTTGGCGTATCCTCCGACCCTGGCGTAAGGGCAGCGGAAGCATTGTCTGAGCGGATGGTATCGGGCTTGAGTCTTGCAAGCGGCGTGAAATGGGAAATCGATAACTGTGGCCCCATCGATGCCGAGGATGCAGCGTTACTTAGGATTGAATTGGAAGTTGTTTAACCTTTTTTTGGAGATTGAAGCGATGGAAGACAAGATCATTAGTTTTTTGAGGCGTCGACACGCGAGCCTGTTTCGGGCGATCGAGAACTTGGAGCATAACCGAAATGCGATCGAGGACCGCGACGATCTCGGCACGGGGCTCAGGGGTATCTTTGATCACATCGAGGAAGTTTTGAGCGAGGTCAAGGCGATCCGAACGGCGATCGATGACAAGATTGCCGAACTGGAGGGTGCATCGTGAATAAATTCAACGCGCTACAACAGTTTCAATCGTGGCCCCCTGAGTGGCAGCGGTTGTGTGCGGAATACTGGATTGAGACGGGGGGTGTTGAGCCTACGAAGGTTTCGACGTTCGGCGAAGGGCTAGAGTCAGCCAAAAAGCTTTTGATGGGCCAGGAAAGCGTACAGGCCAAGATATCAGCAAGGCTAGCGCAAGACCAACCCAAGGCGGGGAAGGTGGCAGCGAAGCCCGCACGAAATTTTATGCGATACACCCGCGATGAGCTGACCGAAGTTGATTCGCACGTTTCGGAAGGTCGAGGGCCTTCGGAAGTTGCTCGAATCATGGACAAGAAATACCCAAGGCAGCGAACAATCGACGCATGGGAAAAAATGGCGAACCGGATTAAAAAGTTCGGCTTCCTGCACATGATGGACCGGGCTGTAGACGTGGAGTACAAATAATGGCAATCCTACTTGTCCTAACCGGCTTTATCCTCGGATCCTCCTTCGGTTGCGGGCTCACGCTATGGGGGCTCATGGATGATTGATACCGTCGAAATCTGCCGAGCATTGTTTGCCGGTGGGTGTGTTGCGATTCTTTTGGCTATTTTTTCAGAGGTGATTTATGGGGGCGAATGATTACAATCCAGATTTCGATTGCACGCCAGCGCAGTATCACGGCTCTTTGTCCAAGCTATGGCTCGCACTTGGCAACAGAAACCCGACAGGCGAAGACGTTTTTACGCTTGCAGCTAGGGCGATCGAAGACGCACAGCAAAAGCCAAGCCGTCGACAGATCGCGGCGATGGCGATGCAAGGGATGCTGGCAGATCCGTATAATTCTGAGCGATTTGAGGTGATAGCAGATGAGGCAGTAAGAGCCGCCGATGCACTCATCGAGCGACTGTCCGCCGACCCGGTGGCCGAGGGCGTCAATCTGTTGCCGATGTACAGTCCCGAATTGGATGAGGGGCTGACAGATGACAAGTGACTATTACAAAATTGACGCGGTATCCAATTCCATGCTATCGCTCTTAAAGCGATCGCCCTGGACGTTTTACAAAACCTACGTGACTACTGACCCAGCCGAGAAAATGGAATCGGAAGAAACCGACGCCATGCGGCTTGGATCGGCGGTCCACATGCTGGCCCTTGAGCCTGAGAAGTTCGACGCGGAATACTTGGTCTTGGATGGCCCGATCAATCCGACGACCGAAAAGACCTACGGCAGAGAGTCCAATAGGTTCAAGGCATGGCTTCAGGAGTCAGCAAGCGTTAGCGAGGGGCGAACGATACTCATCCAGGAGGAATTTGCCGAAGGGCGTGCTATCGCCGAATCGTTTCAGTCACACCCTGAGATTGCGGCGATAATGGCAAGCAGGGCCGAAAAGTTTTTTGAGTTCGAGTCATTCGGTCACGCGACCGTTGGCGGCTATACGATCCATCTCAAGTGCAAGCTAGACTTTGTTTGCCCTGAGTTGAAATTGATTGTCGACCTAAAGTCGACCCAAGACCCAAGCGAACACGAATGGTCTTGGTCGGCTGGCAAGCTTGGCTACCATCGGCAGGCGGCGATGTATATCGACATGACGAAACTACGCTACGGCGAACGATTTGATTTTTTGTTTGGCGCGGTGCGATCGAAAAAGCCTTACGATTCCCACGTTTACCGGCTTGGCGAAAAGTCAATCAATAAGGGGCGGGAGGAATACATGCGGCTTATTGAGCAATACGCCGAACGGAAGCAATCAGGTGATTGGAAGGTCCAGTCGCAAAGAGAGGCAAAAGAGATCGAAGTAAAGACAAGAGGAGAATAGAACGATGACGAAAACGACAACAGACCAACCAGCGGCGGCGGTAGTTCAACCGCCAAGCGAACAGGCTAACACAGGGCTGATTGCGGCTCAACAGCAAGTAATTGAAGTGGGCTTCGGGAATTCCGAGTCCTACGCATTGGCTAAGCGGGTCGGAACGATGTATTCCGAAAGCACGATTGTCCCAGAGACGTACCGGAAGAACATCGCCAATTGCATGATTGCGGTAGAGATTGCAAACCGGGTCGGAATGCCGGTCATTATGGTTATGCAGAATCTCCATATCGTGATGGGTCGACCGAGTTGGTCGAGTCCATTCCTGATTGCGATGACAAACAATTCCAGGCGGTTTACACCGCTTCGGTTCGAGTGGATCGGCGAAGAGGGCAAGGACTCTTTTGGCTGTCAATGCTACGCCAAAGACAAGGAAAGCGGCGAGGTTTTGACAGGCTCACCGGTTACGATCGCGATGGCAAAGGCCGAAGGCTGGTTTGGCAAGAACGGCTCGAAGTGGCCGACGATGCCGAAGCAAATGCTGATGTACCGATCAGCGGCGTTCTTTGTTCGGATTTATGCTCCAGACCTTTCGGTAGGCTTGCATACTGTCGAGGAGCAAGGCGATATCATCGACGTAGAGTCCAGGCCACTGGATCGCGTCAAGCTTACCCGCAACGAGCTACCAGCGATCGAGGGGCCAGCGGAATGATTGAGTCAATCTACGGGCTCAAGGTGTTTATTGACGATCGGATTTGCGTCAAGGTTGAACGAACGCAAGTTCGGTTTCCTAGGTCAAGCAAAGTGAGGATTCGCAAAAAGTGGGCAAAGCAACGAAAGAACTTTACCGAAAAGGTGGCTCATGTTGCATACCGACAAGGGCGAAATCTTTTTGTGTCGACCGAGATTTACAAGTCGCTCAAAAATGGATTGGTCGACGAAATGAAAACGCACCCGCTTTTTGGTAAAGAGGGCCCAACGGAATAGCGAACCAGGATCGGCGGCGTGGGGCAAACATCGTGTATCCCACGCCAAGCAGGTAGCCAATCCTGCCCGATCCTTTTGCCCCGGAAGTTATTGCGGCGGAACACCTGAGCGATCAGGAAGCGATGGTTCGAATCCATCTCGGGGCTTTTGCCAGCCCACTTCGGGGCGGCGTATGGAGGTGAATGATGCTGGAGATACTACTATGGTTTATCGCGTTTGCTGTTTTTGTGTTTATTGTTGCGTTTATGTTTGCATCGTAGGTTGCAAGGCGCAACCTGTGCGGCATGAGATTATTCAAGTCTACTAGGAGATTCAAATGACATGGCCAATCGTGTTTTTTGTTTTTGTGTGCTTGGTTGTTTTGGTTTTTTCCTAGGGTGCAAGTCACCCGCATTGTATGAAATCATCGAGGTAAAGAATGGCTCGGAAGTGCGCGATATGCACAGATCAGTTTGTGGCGGCCAAGGTCGACAAATGCCCGAAGTGCATCGACCTTACGGAGCTTCATATCGATCCGATTACAATCCTAGAAAGACATGCCAAGCGAATTCCAAGTCGACGGCAACGGTATTTAGGTCGAATTGAATAATTGAAAAAGGTTAAGCGTTTTTGGTGCTCACGGTGCAACGTGCCCATGAGCGTTCCAGTTTGTACGGTTTGCAAACCGAAAGGGTTTTAAGATGACGAAGATCGAGGATTTTTGGGAAAACGCAACGGCGGAAGATGTTGCGCGGGTGATGAAGGGCGAAACGGTGGAGGCTAGGTTTTGGGATGACGAGCATCGAGTAAAGTTTATAGGTTTGCTAGTAGGCTGGAGTCATGGCGAGCCCTGCTGGTACTGCGAGACCGCTTGCGCTCGATCGTATTTTGAAAACTGCCAAGTCTACCGCGAGCCCTCCTATTGGACCAACAGGCCCGATCCGGGGCCGGGGTATCGGTTGCTTGGTAAGCTTCCCGATGAGCCGAAGCTAGCGACGGATGAGGCATGGCGACTAGATATTCAGGAATGGAGAGTGACATCCATCGATGACGGCATTCAAGTCGAAGGGGTTTGGTATCGCCGACGCATCGAGCCGGTGGAGCCCGAGCCGAAGCACTGCGTTTTGCCGGTCGGTGATTCGGTCGAGAGTCCAAGCGGGCAATTAGTTAAGGCTGTGAGCCCGGGCGTCGAGCAAATCGAATTCCGGCTAAAAGCAGGCTTCAAAGCGAAACTGCCGAACGGCCAGACGATCACGGCCACTGAAAAAGGCTTTGAGGTGGCGCAGTGAAACGCGAGCTGCTTTTGATTTTTGCGTTTTCGTCGGTTCTGACATTGTGCGTAGCGGCGAATAAATACTTTGAGGCCGAACCCCGCGACCCTCAACGCTACACGGTACACTTCGACGGCATCGATTACCAAGACTTGACGCGAATCGGCCTGAGTAGCGAATTTCGCGTTTACAAAACCAAAGCGGGAAAACGTATTGAGTTTCACGGCAATTTTTATGAGGTTGAACAATGAGCAAACAATGGCAGGCAACGACAGGCGGCGGGCATGAATACCGGATCACAGGGAGAGATCCCGATTCGGTTTACCCGATACGAGGCGAAGTTTACGATTCGGGGTTTACGGTTCGTTGCGACTGGAACAAAGACGGCAGGATTTCACCAGGCAGCGAAAGCCAATACGATCTAATCCCCGTCGAACCAGAGGCCAGCCCCGCGAAGGTGCGAGTCGATTTGGCTCTGGCGGCGATGGCATACAAGCTAGCTAGAGACCAAATGCGAGCAGCTATGGAGCGAGAGCTTGATGCTAGACTTAAGTTCCGTGAGGCCATGAAAGCGTGCGAGAAGGATAATGCCTTGGTTTCGATTAACGGCGAACTATTCTTGTTTCAGGCTGACGAAGAAGGATGTATCTTTGTCGAGCAAACGGAGGTGCTTTAATGATGCGGCAATGGAAGGAAACTACACGCGGCGGCTATTGGCTGCGCGGCATCGAGCCGATTAATGGCGATGGGTACGGCTACGATCTTCGCGGGGAGGTCGGCAATCACAGCAGCGAACCGCCGAGCGACGATCCGGCGGATTGGCACTGGGAAACGTGGCGTAGCGATGGGCGATACAACAACGAGAAGGAAAGCGTTTTTGATTTAATGGAGGTGCAGGAATGACGAATGACAGCGAAGAGATGCAGGTCTGGCGCGTTAGCCCAGACACCGTAGGAAGCAACACTCGAATCGTTTTCGACGACTCGGACAACATGCTAGAGTACGCGCACGAGGTACTAGACGCCATGTTTGATCGGCTCGGAAGCGAAGATGAAGAGGACTGCGAAATCCTCACGATCGAGCAGAGCAAAATGACGCGGGGTGAATGGGACGCAATGGCTAAATTGAATGGAGGAGATGATGAATAAATGGGATAAAGGGCCGGTCAAACTGGCCAACGGCGAAGAGGCGTTCATTGACGCAATCAATGAGGGGCAAGAGGACTATCGGTACACCGGGCGAATTCGAGGCAGTAGCGGCATTTGGATCGCTGCGGGCTGGCACGCCAACGGGCGATACATGTACGCGCATACCGATCACGGGCTTAACCTAGCCGTACCCCCAAAGAAAACGGTTCGGGTGCAGGCGTGGCTGGTTGTTTACGCAAACGGTGGTTCGTGCAAATTCCACGACAAGGCAGATGCTATCGTGGAAGCAAAAGCCCTTGGTTTCGCCCTCATCGAAATTGATCGCGAAGTCGAGGAAGGGGAGGGGCTGTCATGACCGACCAAGAAATCCTAAATCGGATCAATGCGGAAATCGCTAGGGTGCGTGCTATCGACGGAAAGAACGACAGTAAAGAGACACAATTGGCTCGGGTGGCTTATACCCACGGTCTTATTTTTACCAGGGCTTTAATCGTCAAGCGAACGGAAGAGGTGTCATTTTGAGCGAAGCATATCAAGCCTACCTTGTCTACTTGTTCGAGGTCGACGAAATTCAATACGCGATCACGGACTGGACAGAAGGGAAAGAAACGATTGAAATCGAGGAAACTCGCAAGAATGGACAAGAGGACACGCACTGCAAAGCAACCCTTGTCCAGTCGCGCGACGGAGACCGTAGCAGCTACGTCTACGAGGACGAAACAATCAGCGACAACGAAGGCAGAAAGCACGCTGCTAACGTGCTGGCCTACATCAACGCGAACCCATTTTATGAGGACTGTTAAATGATCTACATCTACAAAGCCGAATTAATCCGGGTCGTCGATGGCGATACGGTCGACCTGATTATCGACCTGGGATTCGACACGTCACGCAAAGAGCGATTCAGGCTCTACGGCGTCGATGCACCGGAGATGAATACTCTGGCCGGAAAGGCAGCCAAGGCGTGGCTATGGGAGGCGTTACAGCCCCTTGAGGCGATCTACGTTCAGACGATCCAGCTATCGACCAAGGCCAAGCGGGACAAATACGGGCGGTTTCTGGCGGTGCTTTATGACGACCTCGGAGATATTCAGGCGAACCGACCGATGAAGACTCCGGTTTGTCCGGCTTCGATCAATGCCAAGATGATCGTCGAAGGTCACGCAAAGGAAAGGTACTGGTAAGTGAACCCCTACCAGCCCCCTGACGACGAAAGCCAACTCGACCGGATCGAGCGGAAGGTTGACCGGCTCAACGGATGGTACTTGCTGACGCTTATTATCGGCGGGGAGCTTACGGCGTTGGTTTTTTTGCTGGTCGAGATTTTTGGCAGATGGAAGTTTTAGAAAGGCTACTCGATGAAATTTGAACTACACCACGGCGATTGCCTAGACGTACTCAAGACCCTTGCGGATTGCTCGGTTGATGCGATTGTTACGGATCCGCCTTATGGGCTAGGGAAGGAGCCGGACCCTGTTAGGGTTATGGCGGCTTGGGTGTCGCAAGGTTTTTTTGAGGTTGAGGGAAGCGGGTTTATGGGTAAAAAATGGGATGCGTTTGTCCCGCAGTCTATCATCTGGAAGGAGGTTTTTAGGGTGCTCAAACCCGGTGGGCATTTACTAGCGTTTGCCGGTACTCGAACGCAGGATTGGATGGCAATGTCCCTCAGGTTCGCCGGGTTCGAGATACGCGATATGATTGCCTGGGTTTATGGGTCCGGGATGCCGAAAAGTTTTAATCTAAAACGATCTGGTGTATGCGATTGCGTTCCCGCTGAAAATGCGTTACCATACACCTATGAGCAAAACACCAAACACAACGTGCGACCATTGCAAAATGGCGATTTACAAGAGGCCGGATCATATGGCAAGGAACGCGGGCAAATACTGCTCCCGATCCTGCCGAAACAAGGCGAACATAGTGACAGGCAAGCGCGGGAAAAACCCCAAGCTAGCGATGGAAAACAACCCGGCATGGAAGGGAGGGAGGTATATCGAGCCGAAGAAAGGGTATGTGATGATTCGCCGACCGGATCACTCCCGAGCCAGACAGAACGGCTACGTACTGGAGCATATCTTGGTAGCGGAAAAGATGCTAGGAAGGCCGCTGGCGGAAAACGAGGAGGTTCACCACAAGAACAGGAACAAAGCAGACAACCGACCGGAAAACCTTCAAGTGTACTCAAGCCACCTGGAACACTGGATGAAGGAGCACTACACGGATGTGGCCAATGCCAGAGATGCGGCAAGATTAAGAAAAACCTAGAGGGCTTCGGCACCGCCCTCAAGCCTGCCCTAGAGCCGATCACGCTTGCCCGCAAGCCCCTTATCGGGACCGTCGCAGCCAACGTACTAGAACACGGAACGGGCGGGCTGAATATCGATGGGTGCAGGGTGGCAACCGAAAACGGCGAACCGGCTTGGCACTACCCGAAAGGTCCAGGCGGCAACGTAGGGCAGGAGATTTTTTCTGGCTTAAATAGCATACGCACCGAATACACCGCACCGGCATTGGGCCGTTTCCCTGCCAACTTCATCCACGATAACAGCGAGCAAGTGCTGGCGTTGTTTCCGGAGACGGGGCCGAGTAAGGCAAGCGAGCGCGGGCTACAGCATAGCGGGCGACATGGCGGCTTTGCTGATATTGGCGGCAACATCAAGCAAGGCACTGACAGCGTAAGAGGTCACGACGATGACGGAGGCAGCGCAGCACGATTTTTCTATTGTGCTAAGGCCAGCCGCGACGACCGGGACGAAGGGTGCGGGGCGTTTGAGTTAAAAGCTGCGGGGGGTTTATCGGGACGCAACGACGGAACCCTGGGAAGCATAACACAATCACGCAATCCTCATCCAACAGTCAAGCCTACCGACCTAATGCGTTACCTATGCCGACTTATCACACCGCCAAACGGCATCGTCCTAGACCCCTTTACGGGTTCAGGATCGACCGGCAAGGCGGCGATGGCAGAGGGCTTTCGGTTCATCGGCATCGAACGCGAGGCTGAATACATCGAGATCGCTCGGGCTAGGATTTCCGCTGAGGCTCAAAAGCCAAGGCAGTTGAGTTTATTTTGACCTTCAGGCGAGTCCACCTTGCCAAGAATCCTGCCTCTTTTGGTCCTTTTCGGACGCAGGATTTTTGCCAAAACGGACTGGCGCGCGGTACGTGCCGGGCTCATCACCCAAACGACCGTTGGCAAGTGGCGTTGAAACTTCCGTCGCTTGCCCCAGGGCCGTTCGTTCTAACGGGCGGGCGGCTCTTTTAAGTTTTGTTTTAATGGCTTTTAAAAGGCGAATAATGAGCAACGCAAACGACAAGATACTGAGGACTGTTGCGGCTAGAGGGGAGGCGGTTTTTACGATCGTTTGTAAGCCGTTTGAGCACTATTGCGAGTTCGAGGTATTCGAGATCCTTTCGAGCGAACCGACTACCCTATGGAACTTGCCGAGCGGATCGAGGCCAGACCCAACCGACGACCTGTCGAAAGCCGAGCGGTTTTTGCATGGCTCGATTAAATGGGACGGGTGCTCAAATTGGCACTTCGATATTCAAGATGATTGCATGATCCATTTTTGTTCGGCTCAAGATGCGGCGGCTATCGGAGTTTTGTTTGCCGAGCTTTACAGGATGGCAGACGAATTCATACCCAGCGGTATTCGCTAGGGCGGCTCTTTTACGCTCCGTGCGGGGCGGTTTTAACTCGAAAGGAAATGAAATGGCATCAATCAAAGACGTAATCGAAGGACTGGAGATACTTGCAAAAACGGCAGCGGTCCCGGTTTTTCTTGCCGAGCAAGGATCGACCGATAGGCGACAGGCTCACCTTGGCGGTGCGAGTCACGATGTTATTTGGGGACCAGAAGCAGACCCAAGCGAAGAGGACAAGGCTAGGCTGGATGAGCTTGGATGGCATTTTGACGATGAGTTGGATTGCTGGGCGCGGTTCGTTTAGCGTGGCGTTGGGTTGATTGTTAGTTGGTAACTCGAAAGGAAATGAAATGACGAAATCGAAATTTACTAAGGGACCGTGGGTAGCGGAGCGAGCCACTGTGGGTTACGCCGTTTATTTTTGGGTACGCACTGAGGCTCAGTTTATTGCTCGAACTAGCCATATTGGTATTTCCGAGCAAGAGGAGCAAGCTAACGCCGAACTTATGGCCGACGCTCCAAGGTTGCTGGAGGTGTTGCGGAAGTTGCTGACCTACGCGGAGCCTCTCTTAGGGTGGCAGCATATCGACGAAGCCGAGCAGGCCTTTGGGGATGCTCACGAGCTACTCGAAAAACACGGCGGCTAATTTAGATAATCTTTACTCGAAAGGAAAAATGATGGCAGAATCCAAATTTACTCCGGGGCCGTGGAGGGCTACCGCAAATCAGACATTCGACAACGCTTGGGACATAAAGGCTAACGGTGTTTTTCTGGGTAGCGCGGTAGCGGCAAAAGCTAAAGCCAACGCCGAGCTTTGGGCCGACGCTCCAGAATTGCTCAACGCTCTTAGGGCTCTTTGCGAGTGCACTATCGCCGACCCTGAAGAGGATCGCGACCTAACCAGAAGGGTTTTCGCGGATGCCGAAAGGCTACTCGAAAAACACGGCGGCTAGATGGCGTCCAGGATGGCTGGAGTTTTCAAGGATTCAACTCGCGTTACAATTCACGCATCGGACTGACCGCCGAAACAAAACAAACAACCCTCCCGCTGTCGTGTCTCGATGCTTCTGCATCCTCGGCGGTCAAAACGATGGCGGGAGGGATTTTCAAACCAATTTCGTTACGTTCGTTTTTTCCACAAAGGAAACTAGATCATGAGTTTTGTATTTGATGCCAACAACGTAGGCAGCACGACCGAAGAACGGCTAAAGGGCGGGCAGGTTCTTGTCTTTGTTTGCAAGGAAGCCAAGCTAAAAGAGACGCAAGCAAGGGATGGCTCTTACGTCAATATCCGGTGCGAAGTTGCTGAGGGCCCACACAAAGGCAAGACGGTTTACAACCGCTTCACCTACGCCAACAAGTCGGCAAAGGCGACTGAGATCGGCCACAAGCAGCTAGCTCAATACTGCGTGGCGATCGGCAAGCAAAAGATTAGCGACATTGTTCAACTTGAAGGAGTTCCATTCGTCGCGACGATCAAAGAGACCGAAAGCATGTATCAAGGCGAAATGCGAAAGCAGTTCGAGCTTGAGAAGTTCGAGGTTTGCGACAGCCAAACAGCGGCAAGGGTCAACGCTCAAGCGGTGCTCGATGCACAGGCGGCTCAATCTAGCAACGAAGCCCCTTTTTAGATTATTCGGCTATTGTTTAGCTTTCCATCAAGGGTACTCAAATGGCTCTCTACGATTACCAAAAACGTGCAGTCGATTCAACCTGGGCGTACTGCCGGAACAATGCGGGCAATCCTTGCATCGTGATTCCGACAGGCGGCGGCAAGACTCACGTTATGGCCCAAATGATCGCGGATTGCCTGCGATGGAAAAAGCGGGTGGTTGTCGCGGCTCATACGATCGAGCTAATGCGGCAACTGAGGTCTAACCTAGAGGCCTACGGCGTTGCCGATGAGTCGGTCGGATACTACAGCCATTCGGCGGGATTGTTCGAGAGCCAAAGGGAAGTGGTGCTAGCAACGATCCAGAGCATCTACAGCAAGAGCGAGCTATTTGGGCGGCGTGACGTTATCTTTATCGACGAATGCCACAGGGTTAATCCGACCGACGATGAGACGCAATACCGAAGGTTTTTCAACGGCTTTCCAGGTGCGAGAATCATCGGGCTGACAGCTACTCCCTACAGGCTCGGCAGCGGGTTGATTTGCGACGAGGGGTCGATATTCAATGCGATTTCCTGCGAGGTCTCGATTCGGGAGTTGCTTTTTAGCGACCCTCCGAAATTGTGCAAGCTTCGCAGTAAATGGGTTGACGGGATCGACACTAGCACGCTTTCGATTAGTTGCGGGGAGTTCTCAAAGGGCGATGAGCAACGGGCTTTCGATGAGGTACTAGAGACGGTTTGCGTTGACATGCACAAGCGATGCGAGGGCCGAAAGAGCATTATTGTTTTTTGCTCAGGAGTCCAGCATTGCTACGACGTTTCGAGCTTTCTTTGGGATCGATTCGGCGAAACCGCAAGGGTTGTCGAGGGCGATACCCCAGACGGTTTACGGCGCGAAATGTACGATGGCTTTCGCGGCGGGTCGATCCGGTGGCTTGCCAACTACGGCGTTCTCACCGAAGGATTTGACGCCAAGAACATAGACGCGGTTGTACTTCAAAGGGCAACGACATCGCCAGGGCTTTACTACCAAATGGCCGGGCGTGGTCTTAGGCTCTATCCTGGCAAGGCCGATTGCTTAGTGCTTGACTACGGGGAAAACATTGCAAGACACGGGCCGATTGACATAATCGAACCGGGCAAGCGATGCAAGCGACTCGGCGCGGCCGGTGAGGCTCCGGTCAAGGCTTGCCCCCAATGCAAGGAAGCAGTACCGATCCAGACCAAGGCTTGCGAGATTTGCGGCTACGAATGGCCTGTTGAGGTTGCTATTAAGATCAAAGGCAAGGCTAGCAACGAGTCGATCATAAGCGATGGCGAAACCAAGCCCGAAAAAGATTACAAGCCATTTGCAAGGGCCGAAGCGGTTTTGCACGCTCGACGTAGCGACGGCAAAAAGATCGTGAAGGTCAGCTACTTTGTTTTTAATTGCTTCGATCAAGAGGAGTGGTTTGCGGACGAATACAAAGACTTTGAGAATGAAGAAACCCGCGAATGGGTTGGCTTTTGGTGGAAAAAATGGAAAACGCGTTCCTCCATGCCAAAATGCAACGTTTCAGCGGAAGTGGCTCTCAGCGCTTTTTTGTCTGTGTTCATAGATCGACTACCGACG